CAATAGATTTAGGATTCGATCTTATTAAAAAAGAAAGAGTTCGTATTGCTGGAGTTGATACACCAGAGAAAAGAACAAGAGATCTGGAAGAGAAAGCACTGGGACTAGACGCTACAGAATGGATGAAAAAAAATTTGGAGGACGCAATTGATGGAGATGATGAACTCACTATACGAACTGAACTCAAAGGTGGCATGGGTAAGTATGGTAGGCTGCTTGGTTGGTTATACATTGGCGATGATGATGTATCGCTCAACGAAAAAATGATTGTCGAAGGATATGCTTGGTCGTACGATGGAGGTACGAAACAGAAAAACTTCGAAGAACTACGAGAAATTCGTAGGTCATTCGGAACATTACAGGAGGGTTAATGATGGCATTATCAGATAAAACTCAAAAGATCTTTGATAAGGTCGTTGAATGGGACAAGAAAAAAATTGCTTGGTTTCAGAAAAAATTTAACTTAACTGATTACCAAGTCCTTTGCATTACTTTTGCAAAAGGATTTATTATAGGTGCTATTATCTTATAGGAGAAAAATCATGTTACAAAAAATTATCAATGGAATCGCTATTGCAAGTGGTGTTGTATCTATCACCGTCGTTGGTGCTGTTGGGGTTGTATATCTCAATAAAGATGCTATCATCGAAAACGTCAAAAGTAAGGTAATGGAATCTGTCATGCCTGATGGTCTTGGAGATTTAGGATTACCTTCATCAGAAGGAACATCTTCACCATTACCAGATGGATTAGGTTTAGGAGTTCCTAGTTTTTAATGCTTGATTTATTTTTCTTTTTAATAATAATTCTATTCATAGGAACAATAATATATGTGTTTTCTAAATGGAATAAACAAGTTAGATGGTTATTGACACCTCTTATTTGGTTTAAGAATATAATAGATCCACAGTGGTGGGCAGAAAAAATATTCTTTAAATTAAAATTAGATAGATTAGCAAATAATCCTTGGAGAAGATGGGTAGAATCATTACCAATGAAAAAGAGAATAGCACTTGAACTTTTTTTCTTTTTACCTATACTAATACTCGTGGATGAGTATATACTTATGCCTTATATTGGCATGGCAATTTTACCTTGGAACTGGGATTGGAGTGGAGGATGATGAAAAGAACTATTATTGATGTTTGTGCGATGACATCTTTTGTTATCGTTGTTATGTTAGGAGCATCTGCTTTGAATGTATATTTCACTAGAGAATCTAGAATCAAAGAGAATCGAGACTGGATGACAGGTGTGATCGAAAAAGAGGTTATTAAACAAATTAAATTTATGATGCCAAGTTCCACTGGAACTGTAGTAAAATGACAATCCCACATATTCATGTAAAAGATGTGGATATTCCGAATATCTATGTTCCAGATTGGATGACACGACAACCTGATGTTGATCGTTTAGTTCCTCCTGTTGTATTGAATATTGGTAATCCAATTGTGAATATACCTGGTTGTGTGAAGATGCACAGGGATAATCAATACCATAATAATGGTCTACCAATTGATAAGGGTCTTGTAGAGAATGATCCAGATCAAGTGATGACACTTTGTGATGCTGAGTATCCATCATATGATGCGATGAATTATGAACCAGAACAATTAATAATTACAAGAGAAACACCACCACCTCCTGTGGAACCACCACCATCACCACCAGAGTTTACAGCAGATGAAATACCTGAGACAAAAAAAGAGATTCCTTGTCCTGGCCCAGGCCAATTAAGAGTTGGTGATGTTACACAATCAGGTGATGAGAGGGTTATTGGTCATCGACTTCTTGAGGATGGTAAAACCTGTGAGACATTATATGAACCAACCACAGCTGTTGAAAAATTTTTACCACCAGTAAATCAGGCATCAACTGTGACAGCACTTGCGGTTGTGGCCACAGCAGGTGCAGCTGCAACACCATTATTAATACGTATTATAAGACCTATTATTAAAAAAGCATGGACGACTATTCAGAAAAAATTAGGTAAAGAAGTTAAACAATTATCTAAATCAGAAATACAAACTAATAAGTATCGAGAGAAGAAAGGACTTCCTCCTATTAAACCTATTAATAATAAGAGAAAATAATATTACTTAGAGTTACCAATTGATATTTCTTTTAGAACATTCGCATCAGTGCTGATTGGCCCTTTTGTTGATATTTCGTGTGTATGTTGTTCTACAACACCTGGTGGATTGACTAATACTACATCAGCACATACAGCATAGTATGGTGACTTTGGATGAAACATCACTCCAGCTTTCATTTGCTCACCACAGTTCTTAAGTCTTGCTAATTCAAAGTCTAATCTTTTATTTGCTGTTAATTGTTGTTGCATTGCAATTTGTGTTGTTGCTGCCTCCATACATTTCTCTCTTGCTTCTTTATCTAATGGTCGTGACCATGTAGCAGAGACACCACCTGATATATTATAAACTTCTTGTTGTCCTGTTCTTGTAGGAACATAATAAAGTATACTTCCTGGATTATCTAACACCCCATCATCATCCAAATCTGACATATCATATACAGGATCCATATATGTGTGTTCAAATGGACGCTTAAAATTTCCTGTTCCTGTTAAGTATGGCGTAACGTTCATGGTAGCACCTTGACACTGTATACCATTACCATATGTATTAGTAATATATGGTCCTTGTAAAACTTGTATAGCTTGATTGGTTACTGAGCCTGAACTATTAGCGATTGGATTTGCTGTAGCACTTATACCCCCCACTTCTGCATATGCAGGGACTGAAACCACAGAAGTAGCAAGTAATAGACATAGTTTCTTAATTATTGTGTGAAGGTTGACGTTGTGTCTGTGACGGAATTTATTGTAGTGGTTCTCTGTATTATTGTGTGATTCGACAAGCCTGGGCCATGATACGTTTCCGTGAATTGAAAGGCACCGCCCTGATTTGTCATCGTAAAGTTTGGTCTTTCTTCTAGATTCAAACCATTCCATGTTGAAGTCACTCCATCTAATGTAATTTGTGTATTGCTAATCGAACCTGATCCTGTTGGGGTCAGACTTCCATCTGCAGATACTCCAGAACCTGTAACTGAATACTGCCAACCAGTATTATAGTCCATTGAATTGATCGTTTCAGTTACAGTACTTGTCGTAGTGGTGTTCGAGGTCATCGAGCCCTGCGTAAAATTAGGGACCACGGGCACCGCATATACCGAAGGTATTGTGCTAAAGAGAAGTAATAGTAAACTATATCTTTTCATTATAGCACAAAAATTAATCTATGACAGTGATTTCGCTGACGAATTGGCCAACAGCTGAAGTACCAGCTCCACCAGCTGTTACCGTCAAAATTCCTGCACTTGTTACAGTACCTGCCAAGTCACCTGCGACTCCTGCTGCATATGAGGTCTGGTCTGATAGGTTTCCTACAGCACCCACGGTTGGAGCAGAAGTTGGAACTGCGTCAGCTTGGGTGTAGGATTGGCTAAAGCTGAAAGCTGTGCCAGCTGTATCTTGTGTTGCTGCAATTGTACCTGGTGAATATACACCTGATGTTATAGTACCTGCAGAAACTGTACCTGCTGTAGTGCCATCAGTTGTATCAATGTTGCTACCAGCAATTGAAAAACTTGAACCAATTCTTGAAGCGTCTGTTCTAGCCGCATCAACGGTTAATTGTACACTTGATGTGTGTGAACTCACGATACCGCCAGCGTATGCGGAAGTCCCCATACCAAGCAACAATAACAAAGGTAAAAATTTCTTCATAATTGAGATAATATACCTATGTGCTATTTAGTAATAAATTTCGGCAAAAAAATGCAAACTGTATCACCTTATACTTGACAAATGCTTAACAAAACTTTATAATAAATAACATAGTGAGGGAATCCTCACCATTTTTGCACCCGTTAACCGAGACCTATGGGTGGATAAATTACGTCTCTCATATCCTGTAGTGAAGGGATTACAGGAAATATAGTATCGCTCTACCCTTTGAGCCCTACTTAAAACGTCTTACTAATGACAACTATTTCAAGAACAGGCAGATCAACAGGTCTCCTAAAAGGATGGCCAGAGTTCTGCGAGTGGGTAACATCAACAAACAACAGACTATATGTTGGTTGGTTTGGTGTCCTCATGATTCCATGTCTGTTAACAGCTGCAGCATGTTTCATCGTAGCATTTATTGCTGCACCTCCAGTCGATATCGACGGAATCAGAGAGCCAGTAGCTGGTTCTTTAATGTTCGGTAACAACATCATTTCTGGTGCTGTTGTACCTTCATCCAACGCAATCGGTTTACACTTCTACCCAATTTGGGAAGCAGCAACAGTCGATGAGTGGCTTTACAATGGTGGGCCATACCAGTTGGTTATCTTCCACTTCCTCATTGGTGTATCTGCATACATGGGAAGACAGTGGGAACTATCATATCGTTTAGGTATGAGACCTTGGATTTGCGTTGCTTATTCCGCACCTGTATCTGCTGCATTCGCAGTGTTCTTAGTGTATCCTTTCGGACAGGGTTCTTTCTCTGACGGAATGCCACTTGGAATCTCTGGTACATTTAACTTCATGTTTGTATTCCAAGCAGAACATAACATTCTAATGCACCCATTCCATATGGCTGGTGTTGCTGGTATGTTCGGTGGAGCATTATTCTCCGCAATGCACGGTTCACTCGTTACTTCATCTCTAATCAAAGAGACAACAGAAGAAGAGTCACAGAACTATGGTTACAAATTTGGACAAGAAGAAGAGACATACAACATTGTAGCTGCACACGGTTACTTTGGTCGTCTTATCTTCCAATATGCAAGTTTCAACAACTCAAGAAGTCTTCACTTCTTCCTAGCAGTATTCCCAGTTGTATGCGTATGGTTAACATCCATGGGTATATGCACAATGGCATTCAACCTTAACGGTTTCAACTTCAACCAATCAGTTGTAGATGCAAACGGAAAGATTGTTCCAACATGGGGAGATGTTCTTAACAGAGCAAACCTAGGTATGGAAGTAATGCACGAGCGTAACGCTCACAACTTCCCACTTGATCTAGCATCTGCTGAGTCTACAACAGTAGCTCTTTCAGCTCCAGCTA